TATTCCACAATTCTTCTATAGCTTCATCATTTTCTTTTACAGTAGATGAGCTATCAAACTCTGATTTATCGTAATTCCAGTAACCATCAACTTTTCTAATTTTTAGTTTAAAGTTTGCACCTTCCCAAAAATCAAATGGGTTGATAGGTTTTTCATCTTCAAATTCAGGTTTCATCGCTTCGGTAATCTTATCAAAGATTTTCTTACCGAATTTAAATAGTTTTACTTGACCTTCATTCTCAGGGTGTTTAGAGTCACTAACAACTAGGACATTTGCAACATAAGATAACTTACGTTTTCTCTTTCTTGCAATTTCTTTGTCTGCCTCAACACCAGAATTCCATAGTAAACTATTTGATTCACTAACTGGATCCTTTTTGTTAAGTGTTGTTAAACTGTTCTCAATAAACCAGCCACCAGGACCTTGAAATGCATGAGACCATAATCTTGCCCATGGTAAATCTTCGTCTTTAACTGCTGGTAAAAATCTCAACACAGCATAACCATTACCAGATTTATCTAGTTCTGGTTTCCAGAATCTATCATCTTGATATGAGTTAGTTTGTTTTTGAGGTTCAGCGACTTTGTTTAGTTCGCCTATGAGGGTGTCTAGATTAGACTTTGACCTTTTTAAGGCCGCAATACTTGTATTCATATTATCTCCTATGTATGTATGATTATATTTGTATATGTCTGTATAAGTCGACATTATTATTTATATGAAATTTACTCTTCATATGTCTTATTATAACAAAAAACTTGACCTTTGTCAAGCACTATCCTTATTTAATTTATCTAAATCTTCTTGTGTAATTACAGGATACTTTTTACCTTCTGGTGTAATATAAAATTTACTCTCAAGTTTTTCCATATCTGCAATAGACATAAAAGGAACAAACCCTTTTGTAGTTTCTTCTGATTCCACATTAAGTTGTTTCTTTAGTTTGGCATTTTCTTTTTTTAATTTTTCTATCTTATCTTCAGCAGCTATTAATAAAGATTTTGCTGTGTATAAGTCAGTTGTTAATTTTATTGTTGCTTCATCCATAATATCTACCATAATTTTCTCCTCTACTTTACTTTTATCATTGCTTTAGGTATTAAATCACAATTATATGATAATGTTCTTCTCACTTGGTCTGTACCACTAAATGGGTAAACAAGATGCACTAGTGTATATGGAAATATAAAGAAATCGCCAGCTTTAGGATTTACTCTAAGTTGTGAGTGTGAAAGTGAATGTTGAGCACCACCTATAAAATCTAAATGTCCGTTTGATGGAGTTCCAGGGTTGACTATTTCTTCACCATATGTATCAGGTGTTTTTAAAAATAATACAGATGAAAGACCTACGTCAGAATTTTGACCAGTATGAAAATGAGCAGGATTATATTCACCTGCATACATATCATTTATCCAAACATTATCTAAAACTGTTTGATGTGTTTTTGCTATTACTAAACCTGACCTGTTTAGATATTCTTGAAAGCACATTTGAAAAGTGCCTCTTAAATTATCATTCATTAAATGATTGACTAAGTTTTCTTCTTTAATTTTACCTGCAAGTTTTTCAGTCCAATCTAGTGTTGATTTTTTATTTTCATCATAGACATTATTAATCTCATCAATAAATGCTTTAGGCATTGTCATCTTGACAACTATTTCTCCTAATGTATTTACTTGTACTTTTACTTGTTTATCATCAATCATTATTTACTCCTTCTTATTTTGTCTAGTATGGTTGCTTTAGTTTCTGCAACACCAAGATGATGAAACCAACCTGTGATAATATATTTTTCATGTTGAGAAATAACACCTCTATGAGTGTGTGTAAAATCAGTAGGCCATAATAAAGTTAAACCTTTTTTTGCATTTACTTTTAACTCTGGATAATATGCAAATTCTGTTCCCCCACCATCAGGCACATCATTTAAATATGTCATGAAAACTAATGCTCTCTGATTTATTTGATACTCAGCTCTTTCATTGTGCCATCTTTTATATCCTTGACCAGGTCCATAATGTTGTATATTAAAACCTTCTTGAATACATAACTCAGGATTAAAGTGTGTATATTTTTGATGATATGCCTTTAACCCATTTACAAGATAGTTAGTGTATCCTTTGATAAATTTATTATTAGATACAAATTGAATATTAACATCGGTTGATGCTTTAGTTTCTACATCATGGGTAGTCTGTTCACTTTTATATTTGTATTCATGATTATTTTTATGATAGTCAATAAGACCATCTAATAACTCATCATTGTCTATTTGAAAAGCTAATATGAAGTTTTCTTTATCCATTATTTATCCTTCATTTTATCTCTCAATGAGATTTTATACTTTGTAGTATTATATGACAAAAAAGGTTTATATCTTTTCATTCTATCGAACAGTTTAGGCCACAATACTTTCTCTGTAATATCTTTGTTTAATTTTTTTGTAAACTTTAATATATCATCAAGTATTATTAATGTCTCAAAGTTTATTTTCTTTGATAAAAACATTTTCACAATAGTTGGGTGTTGACCATTTACTGATAAAAATAAATCGTTAAACTTTATATCTTTTTCTATCATTTTCTCTATAATATAATCAATGTCTTGTTCATAATAATAATGTAATGCTTCTAATTTTTTCGACCATTGTTTGTATACTTCATCACCAGATTTACCAATGATGTCACCAACCCATATATTAGTATTAGAGACAAAATTACTAAGGAAGTAATCAACAATAGACTTATCATTATAAGATTTAGAAAGCTTATGAAAGAAATACCTATCCCTTCTTTTAGTAAATGTTTCCAATCTTGCAGTCGTTCTGCCGTTGTGTTTATGAAAGTCGTAAGATTGGTTTTTACTCGTGAAGTGGAGTTTGATTGCCAAATAGATTTTATATACTTCGAAACCATTCACTTCTACCCCTCAAATATTCCTAACAACCATAATGTTGCGAATAACATTAATGTCGTTATTAAAGTTTTTACTATTTCTGTTCTTGTCATTAAATTTTCCTCGCTTTAAATAATTTCCATTTCATACTGACCCATTGGGCAACCTTCTCTAATAGTCCAAACTCCCATGCCCATAGTAAATCTATAACAATCATACCTACTAACATACCTACAAAAAAATCAAACATATTATATCCTTATATTGGTAACTGTGCTTCTTTTTCTTTTAACATATTAAGACCTTGTGCCTCATATTTTATCTTTTCTTTGAGACTCTTGTTAATCATAGACTTTGTTGTTGAAGGGTCTATATGGTTTTCTGCACAATACATAATCACAGCATCCATATAAGTAACTCTTTTTTTTCTTACTATATCTTCAACAAGTAAAGCAAATTTATTCGGTGTAATTATACTCTTAACTTCTTTTACTGCTTTGACTTCTTCAGTTACTTCTGTCATGATATTCTCCTCATGTGTAATGTAAATAACTCCCTATTCAAGCATTAATCCTGGGTAATATCAGGACCTATTTCTATAAGAGAATTTTGTTTCATAATTTGATTGCCGTCATCATCAAAAAACTTCCAGTTCATACCGTAACCTAATACACAAGTTACGCTTTCATTGTTTATTCCACCATCTGGTACTGTCATGAAAAAAGTACCAGTATTATTTTTAGCATTATGACCAAAAGATAATATACCTACAATATCACCTATTCCTGAACCTTCTAGTCTTGCTTCACCTACTAATATTTGTGATTCTTTCATTGATTGTGTTGAAACATCAAATACAAAGCCAGTCTCACCACAATAAACAGGTATATCTTGTTTTATCATTTCACCTGATGTGTCTGCAAATAGATTACTAGATATTACATAGAATAATAAAGCAATTACACCAACACCAACTATTCTTTTAAGTATGTGATTCGTTTTTTTCATTAAACTCCTTTATTGCAGTTTTTAATAAAGGTAAATAATCGTTTTTTGATTTTGTAAATGTTTGTATGCCACCAGTCTCGGTAACTACAAGAATTACAACTTTATCTACCGGTTGATTAAATCGTTCTTCATACATTTCACAATAGGCAGAACCTTGAATAAAATAGTTTTCTATCCATTCTTCTTTCTTTTCTTTAGTAGAAGTTTTAAAATCTATTACAGATAATTCGCCTTTGTAATCGGCAATACAATCAACACGACCTGCAACACCGTAAGAGTCGCTGTATAGACCGCCTTCTTGTATTCTGATATTACTTATGTTATCTAACTCAGGTTTGAGTATAGTGAATAGTGCTGTTGGTAAAACATCTTGATTAGATAGTTCTTCATTATTTAAATAATCTTCAACTAATTGGTGTACAGCAGTACCTCTTTTAGCTGCAGTTCTCATTATCTGATTTGCAACATCATTACCAACTGACTCACGCCATCTAACTAGACCTTCACTATTTCTACCTGATAGAACTGTTGTAATTGAAGGATACTTTTTACCCTCTGGTGTAACATAGTATCTTTTTCTATTGATTGTTTCGGTATGTATTTCTGGTAACTGAGTTGTTAGTGGGACATGACTAAATGTTTTCATATCATATTTGTCATTTAGAAAGGCGTTCATTTTGTTCATAATAATTCCCTGTTAATTTAACTTAAATTTATATCATATTATAACAGGTTTTCTAGATAATGTCAAGCGCTAATTTTGTAGTTTCTTCAACTCTTCTAGTCCAACCTTTACCGAAAGTGGCAAAAGTAGATAATTGTTCATAATATTCTTGTCTCATTGATTGATATTTTTCTACAGATTCATGTTCACCATTTTCTCTGATATACTCTTCGACTTTTGCCAAAGTATTAGGACCAATACCACCATCAACTGTAGTGCCAATCATTGATTGTAAGAATTTAGCTGCACGATTAGGTCCTGCATTTACACCAAAGTCAAATACACATAGGTCTAGACCGCCAGGTAAATCGTCACCTTTCATTCTATCCCAATAACCTTTTTTGTATATTGGTGCCACATCTTCAACTAACAAATCTTTCATATCTTTAGTGCCACCATGTTCTTGATAAACTCTTTTCGTAACACCTAGGTTTGTTTCGCCACCTGGGTCTTTAGGGTGATTCACATAACCACCTTCGTGGTGTAAGATTGTTTTCAAACATTCATCATAATTACTTTTCATTATTTTCCCCTTGTAATTGCTACTATCTTTTTAACCTGAGATTCAATTACTTGAGCTCTGTTAGGCCAATGTATGTAAGCTTCTGGTGATTTTGCTAATTTAATTAATAATGGTATTATAAGTTTTTCTAATTGAGCAAACTTTTCTTTTTGTTCTTTACCCAAATTATCTTTTCTTAAATCATATTCATCATCCATTTGCTTTTTAGCAATATCTAGTTCGGTTTGATTCTTTTCACTTACTGCGGTTTTAGTAGAACTAATTAGAGATAAAACTCTATCTAGTTTACTATCTAATTTGCTTACTATATCGCTAGAGACTGCCTTGGCAGTACTATCTGCTGTTTGTCTTACTACTGTTTCTGTTTGTTTAGATTGTTCTTCTGATGGTTTTTCTTTGACCGAGGTAAAACCCCAATCGCCGTCACCTTCAAAGCCATCTAAAAAATCAAAGTCTGCCATATATATTTCCTTTAGTTGGTGTAGCTACACACGCATTTAATACAGTATCGGATTGACTTCTCAACTTGTGACCATCGCCTGGCGTGTTGAAGTTTCTCGATAGTATCATTTGTATTTATCTTCCTTAATTTTTAGACTTACGTTTTCTATGTTTTTCTAACACATTTTTAGTCTGAGTTTCTTTAACACTCTTTTTACCATATCGTTCAGCAAGTGGACTACTAGGGTGTGCTTCTGAAATTCTAGCCATATTCTCTTTCCAACCATTATCTGTATGACTATCAATACTACCGACACTTGATACAATATTCATCTGAGTCGGTGTCATTAGTTTTACAGTCTTATCATCTTTGAGTTTTTCCATATCTGAGATAGACATGAAGTCTTCGTAAACTTTACCTGTTTTTAAGTTTTTAAATCTATATGTTGGCATTGATAATCTTCTCTATTTGACTTATTTGTTTACTTAATAGTTTAAATTCTTTATCACTCATAAAATATTCATCTTTCATAAAAAGTTCAAATTCTGTATCACTCATGTTTATCTCCTAAATTGTAGTCTCATAGCCGCCCGCTAGGCGGTCTTTAGGGCTGTTCGTGTATGATAGTACCCCCCTAAAAATTGTCTTTCCACTCATTATTAATCTTTTCTCGTTCAATCATTTGAACTGCAAACTTGAGTTCATCATTCCAAGGATTACCTCTGTTTTGCATTTCACTCAAAAGCCAAATTAAATAATCTTTGTCCATATGGGTCATTCTACTCCTTCACTAAACCATACTGGTGTTGGTCTAGATGTCCACTTTGCAAAATAAGCCTTTGCTTCTATATAGTAGTTTTTATATGATTGAATACTATCACCAGGTACTATGCATTGTGGATAATGAGACATAGCAGGAGGTGGTTCTACCCAACCGTTATCTTTTAAATTAACTGGTGGTTCTTTTAGAACTTCTTCGAGCAGTCGAATCGTACTGTGGACTTTTTTGTATCGGTGGGTATATTCACTTCCAAGCTCGATGAACAAGGAGTACAACCAGTTATAATGTTGAGAAGAAGAACGAGCCCAAACAGCACTAGGGTGGTGGTAATGTACCGCTTTGTAAACTGTTTCTTCTTCATTAGAATTTTCGAGTCGATATCTTTGTACTCGTCTGCCTGTTTTTGATTTTGCTTCATATTTAATGCCATCTGTCATTCGTTTCGCTGTAGATAGTAACTGAGCATATTCAACAATCATTTTCACCACGTGCTTATCAACATGAAGTTCAGCACAAGTTTTTGTATCATTATGTAAATAAAATATATTCATAGTAGTATTATATCAGTTTAATTCTCTTTTGTCAACCTCTTGAAGTTTTCTCATTAATTCATTTATTTTATATTTCCACATTCTTTTCATTTCTGGATCCTTAGCCTTTTCATATACCTTATGCAAACTTGCTACTCTTCGCCAGAATATTTCTAAAGTGTTATTATACATTATTTCTTCTCCCATTTGTAAAATATATGGTCACCAATTTCTATAGTCTTTGTTTTAGTTCGAGCCCATGCTGGTGTTACATAATCTGCATGATAATGAGTTGCACCATCAGTAATGTCTAGTATTGGAGTATCTTTAATTAAAGATAGATATGATAGATTGTATATTTTCTTATATATCTTCATATTATTTTCGTGTATATTATCTGCCTTACCATCACAGTACCATGAAAATTGGCATTTGTGTTTGATAGGGTAGAAAGTTCCATTCTGTTTCCAAGACTCTCTTGTAGGTCCTTGTTTAACTACTCCACAAACAGTATTTGGAAACCTTTTGTCTTTTACTCTATTCATTGTTACTGAAATAACTGCATTCCAACCAGCAGTTCCTTGATTTCTAGATTCAAAGTAAACATTGTCTGCAAGACAAGTTGCTTGAATTGGGTCTACATAATCAGTATTTGGTTTTTCAATTGGTAGCGATGGGTCACTTATTGCAAGACCCAACATAATTATTAATTCATCTAAACTAAGCATTATCTCTCATAATTTGTTAATATACTTATATAATACACTATAATGGGATAGATGTCAAGCACTAAAATTCGTACTTGAGACCAATCCCAATAGCGTTATATTCGCTGTCACCTCGTTTCATTCTATAACGAGTACTTAGTGTATAGTCTTGAAATAACTTTGTGTCTAGTTTAATACTATAAGTTGTGTCACTCTGCTCAAGTTTAGCATCATAACTATCACGGAATCTTACACTAGACCCCACACTCCAGTCTTGATTGATTTTATATTTGACTCCTGGAGTCATTACCCAATAACCAAAGTCATTATCTTTGACAAACTTTTGTCCTGTAGCCAGATGAAGACTACTTGACCAATTTTCATTGATTTTATATTTGAATTTTGGGCCTATTGCAAGCATAGACGTATCTTTTTTGTCTGTATGATTAGTTGAGACTTTTACATCTAACCAATCGTATACATGCTTACCATAGTCTACACCAAAAGTATTAGCATTAGCACTATTTTTATGGTCAAATTTAATTCCATAAAAGTACCCTTTTTTATCTGCGTTTGCCTCATGACAAGATGTTAATAAAAAAGCTAGTAGTATTGCCAGTTTATTCATTTTTCATAAAGTCATCATTCCAACCAAATGCTTCTTTTACTAAATTGCCAGTAAAACCTTTGTATTTGTTGTTGACTTTTTTGTTTACAACTGTTACTAGAAACTCTGCCTCATCA